CTTGTATCAGATATAACTTCATCTACAATATAATAACCATCAGCAATATTGCCTGAAGTATTAATTAAATATATTCTGTCTGGAGAATTTACTAAATGATCTTTACCGGTTAAAATACCTTCACCGTCAGACGGCAAATCAATTACAATAGTTTTTGTAGAGCTTGTAGTAGATACAACTGTACTTTCTAAATATACTAAATAACCGTCAGATGATAATTCTATAGCATCAACAATATCACGATCTTTGATATCTTCTTTGGAAATCGTCATATATTATTGCTATTTTATTATCTCTTTCTTGGTCGTCTTTGTCTGGTTTGTATAACTTCTTCTATTTCTTCTTTTGATTCTTCTACCATCATTAATTCAGCCGCTTCTTTTACGGTGGACTTTTCTTGTTTTATAGATTCAGCATAAGCTTTTTTCTCAGCCATCTCTGCGGCTCTAGCCTGTTCTTCCCTTATAGCTTTTTCTGCCTGATAAATATACCCATTTAATACGCTATAAACTATACTACCCACAGCAGAATAAGCTGATGCTTGTCCATCTGCGATTGCAGCTTGCTTACGTAACGCCTCTGCTTGAGTTGCACAAGTCTGCCTCTGCCTCTCTGCCTCATTCAATACTTGTAATAACGTTGCTTCATAGAAATCTTTTAAATTAGGATCAACGACTCCAGTAGCAACAGCGTCAGCAACCCTCTTTCTAAGTTTTAAGATATCTTCAGAATGTCCCATATTATTCCTTCTTCCTCATTTGTCTAGCCACATAATTTGCAATACACAAGCATGGTTCACAGTAGATCCCCGATATTCCCTGACCTTTAACAGAGAAAAAACGAGTTTGCTCCTCTAAACCACTATCCTGATTTTTAAATGTTTCAGGAGCAATGTGTCCAGAGGAGCAATATCTGCTTGGATTTTCTACTTGTTTAATTGATATACCAGTTTCATCTTTCATACCAATTATATATCACTTAATCATGCATATACTAAGAAGTTTATATGATCGCCAGCCTTAATCCTTGAGTAGAAGGTAACTTGAGTTGTGCTAGTTTCATCATAATCATTATTATCTGCCAATGGACCAGGATCTCTTAATAAACCACGAGTGTAAACCATCAAATTTTGACCATTATTAGTACCATCTAATGTATATTCTTGTGCCGCTGGCAATGTATGTGCTGTTCCTGCTGGAATATCTGCCGCAATTCTTTCAATTGTTCTCACAAATGATGCACCAGTAATAGCATTTGCTAATTCTTGCAATGATTGTGTGATAGTATAACCATCTGTTAAGATAATACCAGTATAATTTCTATTACCAATCTGTTCATTTAGCGTATTTAATGCCTCTACAACAGATGGGGTTACATCTGGAAGATTATAAAATGGATAATACGCGCCAGTATTTGTTAACAACCCTGCTAAACTTGTATCACCACTAGTTGTACCAATGGTTGTAATGATGTTCGATATATCCTGATAAAGCCCAGCATCACCGACAATGCCATTAACAAGAGTAGTTCTAAATGCTGTTTCTGTTAATTCATCAGCGCGCTCACGAAAACCGTAATACATATCAACTGTAGTTGGTTGATAACCATCCCAAGTATATGCTACTGATGAAGATAATGTAGATCCAAATGGAACTGCTCTAAATTCAACTTCTATAGAGTTAGGAGACACGCCCGTGGTTCCTGCACGAGTATAACCAAAAATTCTATAACCATCAGTTGTACCGCCAACAGCAACTAAAGCTCTTTCAGTTAATGGATCTATAATTTCTACATAAAGTGCTTCTAAACTACCAGCATCAGCGCCATCAGAAATAGGAACACCAGTTCTATCTACAGCATCAGCGTGCTTGAAAGATCCAGCGCTGCTAAGTGTTGAATATCCGTCTGATTCTGCCACAGTAACACCAGTAAACATTTTATTAATAACCCAAGCATGAGCATCTAATGTTTTATCAGCAATATTTGCCAAATTAGCGGGAACATTTGTTCCGACTGCAGTTGGTCTTTCATACACTGGAATGTCAGCATAATAATTAACGCCTTTAATAGCTGCACGATCTGTACGAGCATAATTTAGGTCATCCTCTAAACTATATGGCAATCTTTCTGTCCAAACTATAGACCCGCTATAACCGTCTGGAAACACTGCTGTGGCGTTTACAATATCCACAGATGTTGCAGAGTTATATGTAACAATGAAAAAAGTACCATTATTACTTGATTCATCTGCACCAGATAACGTTAAAAAGTTACCTATTGATGCAGTGGTCATGCCCGTAAGACCGCCAATTGTAGCAAGTCCTGAGCCTGCGGCGGTTATCGTGGCTGCTGAGCCAGTTTGCCCAGATAGTGGTGCTCCAAGACCATTTGGTTCATCTGCACGCGTCATTGACGCTGATTGTGTTAATGATCCTGCAATATCAAGAGCCTGATCTAAAGCGTTTAATCTGGTTGATGCCATTTTGTTATCCTTATACGTTCCACTTACATATCTATTTCCTATACTGTATTATTACGTTATTATATATTTTTTATCACATAGTTACAGTACATTTTGCTATTTATTCTTGGAGTAAAAGAAATTAAGATTATTGTATCGTATCCCGAACCGGCTCCACCCGATTCTGAAATTAAATAATCTATTACCTCATCTAGCTCTCTACCATTATGAAATACCTGAATTTTAAATATATTTCCATGATAGGGACCGTTAATAAACTTATCTGGGGCAGGAATGGAGAATATCCTATTACTTCCATCAATATCTCCAATCATGGGAACATTTTGTTTTAATAAGAATGGAATCTCTGCTACGCCACCAGATACTTCTAGACCGTTAATAATTCCGGCTTCTTGTAAAAATAGTTTTTGACCATCATTAAATTGAAGTAAATCGATATCACTGCACTCAACTATGATGTCTTTTGCTCGTATTTTATGATTTAATTCGCCTTTTAATAAAGACGCTCTAATATCAGCTTCAGCCACGCCTGGAATTTGCAATAGGTCTCTTGTTTTATTGAAATTTATAGGATAGTTGAATATTTTGATCGTTTTATTACGATCTGGAGTGACATTGCGCACAATAAAACACCCATGTTGTTTTCGATAGGGAGCAAACTCGTCCATTGTGCTCATAATTTATTACTCCACAAATTTGTCTTTAATAGTAATCGTAACGGTTCTCTCAACTTCAGGATTATCTTTTGTTGCTCTAATACCACCAAATAACTTTTCTAATAGTGTATCATATGTTTTAGATGCTACATCATGATTTGTTATTTCAACAGAATTATTATCATGTTTCTTTTCTAAATCTTCATCTTTACTCAGAATTACTTCTTTTATCTTACTTTCCGCCCATTTATCAATATTTTCTAGGCGCAAACGATATCTCATATCTAATAATTCTTCAATATAATCTAAACTACCAACACCTGGCTGAGCTTCTGCATAATCTCCATCATGAGTGCTAGTTCTCAAACCGCTATTAAGTGTATTTAATAGAACTCTCACATTACTATCTTGCCATTCTGGATCTTTACCATATTTATCTTTCAGTCCTTCTAATATGCCATGCAATTTAGATAGTGAAGATATTTTATTAGCGGTGGCTTGGGTTAGAAATTGTTCACTACGATTATAATTCTGTAAACCCCTACGTGGATTATATTCAGTTTCCTGATCAATTCTGCGCGTGTCAAAAGCAACCTTTGTAAATCCATTACCGGATAATAATGAGTTTAGTCCTTGTTTTCTAAGTATAATAGATCTTCTTCGAGCACCGACATTTTCAGTACCTCTAGAGATTAATTGATATAGCTCAGTGATGTTTTCTAGTTTCATGCGTATGCTTTCGAAAGATTATCACATTTATTATGCTGTATTATTATCTTAACAAGGATATTATTTTAATGAAGAGCATATAATGCAAAAAGTCCCCTGTGTAAAAACAGGGGACTTTTTTAAACTACTTTACTTACCTATCAGGGATTAATTAGACTTCTGGTCCAATAACGACTGACTTACGACCAGCAGCAACTCCGCGTGGGTTTACGATTGCGATACCGATTATCTCGGAAACAACCCAACCTAGCTTCAATTGCTTTGGCTCATCGGCAGGTAGAACTTCAATGTCTTGACGAATTGGCATAACACCAACGAACTCAGGATCTGCTGCACCGTAGATGGTTCCTGGAGGAACGATCTTGGAAACCATAATATCAGTTCCCCAAATGTGTGCATATAGACCGGTCTGTAGAACTTCACGCATAGTGACGGGATCGAAATCACCACCACTTACGCCTTGTCCACCACCAGAACCCCACTTAAGAATATCAGTGAATTCATTAATATTCATGAAGTACTTGGTTGTTACAAGGTCCCAGCGGTCAATTTGTTGCTTGATTTCAACAAGGTCTCTCTTCAATAGACCTGCATCAGCGATGTCAGTAAGAGTATTTTCAACGGATGCTGCTGCATCTAGCGCTGCGAATACGTTTGCGTCTTCTTGTGCCATCATCTCTTGACGAGCCTTCTGAACTGCTCTATCAATGACGTTGAATCTACGACGCTTTACTTCTGCGATACGAACGGTTGGGTTTGCGTAAATTTCAAACTCAGGAACTACAACACGGTCACCGAATACACGGGATTCTGGACCTGTACCGTTGCTAGAAATAACAACAGCGGCGACATCGATATCTCTATCGTATGTTGGCATAGCACCTTGTGGAAGAGGATCAACTACCAATGCTCTACGTGCAATACCATGGTAGTCTAAGTTTCTACGGATTGGGTTTGCCATAGCCTGTGCTAATGCAATCTTTCCGTCTTGTGTCATAATGGCACGAGAAATAAGTTCATCGCGCTTTTCGTCACTTAAGGATACTTGTCCAGCCATTCCCATATTGGAAGGTTGGTTCTCTTCAAGAATAGCAGCATACTTGACCAAAGTCTGTAGTGCATCCTTTAAAGATGAGGCGTTCATTGCGCCTTGGTTATTAAACATATTCATAAATTTCTCCTAGGAATTATTTGCCAGTCTTACCAGCTTTATTTGTTATGACTTAAAGAGGCGGGGGATTCCTTTTTAGGGATTCAGGGAATTAGCCAATCCATTCCCCCGGATAGATAAAGAGTTATTCAATCAATTAGAACTGAGGATTGAAGTGGAACACTGCGAAAGTATATGTTCTAGAGCCAAGAGCCGAAGCTAAGTAGTTTGGAGTATTTACCAAAGAACCATTGGTTTCGAAGCTTACGAAGTGACCTACGACAACTGCGTTACCAGCAGCAGCAGTGCTTCCAACTGGGGTTAGTCTTCCACCAACTGTTGCGCTAGCTGGTACGAATGTTAAGGAAGTTCCTGTATCAAGAGTTGCATTAGATGATACTAAACCGTCAGCGGCTTGATCACATGCGCCGTCTAGAGATACTGCATAAAGTCCTGGCTTGTCCCAAAGAGTGACTTTGCCAGATCCTGTTGCGGTGTGAGGTCCTAGTACCGCGCCAGTTGTATTTTGTCCAACTGTTCCACCAACTACTGATCCGAATAGAGTTCCGTAACCAGTGATTCCGTCGTCAGCTAACATTAATGGACGAGCAGAGGTTGCTACGTTACGTGTAACGACAACTCTCTTTAGTGAGTTGACATATCCATCAAATACGTCATAAGCTGCCTTGTCAGTTGCAGATGTTGCTAAAACTGACTTAAAAGTAACGACTTCGCCGCCCATAAGAGTCAATACTTCAGTATCAAGTCCGTCAAACTGTCCTAATGGTTGGACACCTGGTTGTAAAAGTTTTAGAGCCATTTTGTTTTTCCTATTAATCTCTAATGCCGTAATAATTATGAATCGGCATCGTTACTTACACCTTAAACTTACTAAATCTAACATAGATATTTTTTTATTGATATAAACTGCTAAAAAATCTACTGTTAATAGCATTATATTTTCTTATGCCTATATTACGAACCAATTAATCCTTCTAAGCCCGTGCCAGAAAGCTGATCCGCTAATTCTCTACCACTCATCTCATCAATTTCTTCTCTAGATCTAGATGGTGTTGTAGGCGAAGTTGTTGCTGGAGGAGTTGTGGTTGGTTTAGATGCTCTATAATCTGTGGAAGCATTTTGAGCTTCTTGAAGCTTTTTTTGCGCATCTTCTTGAATAGTGTCTGATTGTGCTAATATCTGTAATGTTTCTTCAAAAGATGCAGTATATGCGCCAAGAGCCCTAACTACATCATCAAAATCATCAGCAATCATTCCTTTTCCACCATGTAAAAATCCAGTCCAATCAACAACCTGAGTTAATAAACCCTTTTCTTTTATGTTGTCTAATTTAAAACTCTCGCTTTTGAAATCATCAACTATCGTCTTAAAAAATGGTCTATAATTATCTACAGTTTTCTTAAAAGTATCATATGCAGATATGATGGATGCGCTTTGTGAAGACTTAGCTAATTGTAATAGTTCTTCACCAGTTCTTGGTTGTCGTATACTTTCAATAATACCTTTAATAGAGGTATATTTAGATCCAACATCTAATACTGCTGTTTTTAACCGTTGCAAATGGTTTTTTAAAGTAGCCCCATATTCTACTCCAACGCCCCAATCAGCATTAGAACTTATCATATCGTCTATCTCGGCAATGAGCTTTGCTTGATTGGTTTCAAACCCCTCATTTCTAAAGCTCATATGTTGTTGTAAATATATTGCGCCTAATATCGCAGGGACGGCAACTATGCCTGCCCAAACTAATGGTGCAATAGCTGTAGATACTAATTCACTCTTTTTTTTTAACATTGCTGCCTGCCCTAGACAGACATCAGCCAAAACACGCAATTCTTCTTTGTTCTGATTATCCAGATCATTTCCCAATCTTACTAATGATAATATCAATTGTTTTTCGGCATATTTTCTCTGTACAAGATGTCCATTTGGCATCTTCTGAACGATATGCATTAAAATATCTTGTCTCTCATTAAGATTTTCAACAAGTCCATTTAATTTATCATATGATGGAGATACTACAACAGATTTCGGATGTGCATCTTCGATAATATTTCTTTTATACTCCATATCTTTGGGAGTATCTGGCTTAACACCATACAAGGCTTCAATAGCAGAGGTATCAAGAGAATCCATTCTTGGATTGTTCTCTAGTTTTTTTTGTACCTCTTCAGGCGTAGCTTCAGAAAGCAACCCCTGTGCTTGGGCAATTTTAGCAAATTCTTCAAAAATATCGCTACGTCTCATTATTTGGCTCACCTTGGGTAATTTATTATATACTTACTTATGCCGTTGATTTTGGAGCTTTTTCAGCAACATCGTCAATAAACAAATCTACTAACTGCTTTTTTGTAGTGTATCCTCTAGGAATAAATACCACTGAAGATCCCGCAGCAGAACTATTAAACGTTTCAATCCCATTCACAAGAGATTTAAATGTTGGCATCGACTTGATAAAATCTCCCAAATCATTTAATCCAACATATACCTCTTTGGTAAATTGAACTAACATA